TTACGGCGAAAATGCCATGTTTCGTTCGACATTATTCGACATTTGTGATTTTTTGCACAAAAATACAGACTTTCCTCGCCCATATCAGTCCAAATTCGTCTAAAATATTCTGAATTTCAAAGATGATTCTGTTTCTCGGTTTTTTGCACCATTTGTCACCCCATATCGCAAAAACAATACCCACACAGCAATCTATCGGTGCTATGCGGGTATTGTGTATTTACTTAGCCGCCTGCGCGGGTCTTCATCAGCTGGCGCATACGCTGTGCGTGATCGAGCTCACGCTTACGGATACGCAGGCTCTTGGGAGTAACCTCCAGAAGCTCGTCATCTGCCAAAAATTCCAGACACTGTTCGAGTGAAAGGATTTTCGGACTGGTCAGACGCAGTGCTTCATCCGAGCCGGAGGCACGCATATTGGTCAGCTGCTTTTTCTTGCAGACATTGACATTCATATCCTCGTTGCGCGAGCAGATGCCCACGACCATACCGGCATAGACCTCGACGCCGGCACCGATGAAGAGCTGGCCACGCTCCTGCGCATTGAACAGGCCGTAGGTGCAGGCCTCGCCGGTCTCGAAGGCGACCAGAGAGCCTGTCTTGCGGCGTTCGATGCCGCCCTTGAGCGGTGCGTAGGAGTCGAGCACGGAGGACATGATACCCTCGCCTCTCGTGTCGGTCAAGAATTCGTTGCGGTAACCGAACAGACCTCTCGAGGGAACCAGGAATTCCAGGCGGTAACGGTTTCCGACAGGAGTCATGGACAAAAGGTCGCCCTTGCGCTTGCCCATCTTCTCGATCACGCTGCCCATAGAGGCCTCGGGAACGTCAGCGACCATACGCTCGATCGGCTCGCAGACGCAGCCGTCGATCTCCTTGGTCAGAACACGGGGCGTGCTGACCTGGAACTCATAGCCCTCGCGGCGCATCGTCTCGATCAAGATGGAGATGTGCATCTCGCCACGGCCTGCGACATTGAATGCATCGGTTCCCTGCTCGGTCACGTGCAGGGAAACATCCTTCAAAAGCTCCTTGAACAGACGGTCGCGCAGATTTCTGGAGGTAACATACTTGCCCTCCTTGCCGGCAAACGGAGAATCATTGACTGAGAAGGTCATCTCGATGGTCGGGTCAGAAATCTTGACAAAAGGCAGCGGTTCCGGCTGCTCGACAGCGCAGATGGTCTGGCCGATGGTGATGTCTGCCATGCCCGAGAAGGCAACGATCTCGCCTGCGGCAGCCTCGCTCACGGCCTTCTTACCCAGACCGTCGAATTCATACAGGGCAACGACCTTGCCCTTAGCCGTCTGATCGGGGTTGTGGAAATCGCAGATGCTGACCTCCTGGTTCTGACGGATGACACCGCGCTCGATACGGCCAATGCCGATTCTTCCGACATACTCATTATAGTCGATGGCAGAAACAAGCATCTGCAGTGGCTCCTCACGCTCACCCTCGGGGGCGGGGATGTAGCGCACGATGGTGTCAAACAACGGGTCGAGGTTGACACCCGTTTCATTCGGGGAATAGGCCGCAACGCCCTGGCGGGCAGAGCAGAACAGCGTCGGAGAATCGAACTGCTCGTCAGTTGCGTTCAGGTTCAGCAGCAGCTCAAGAACCTCATCGACGACCTCCTCCACTCGGGCATCCAGGCGGTCAATCTTGTTGACGACAACGATAACCTTGTGACCAAGCTCAAGTGCCTTGCCCAGAACAAAGCGAGTCTGCGGCATGGGACCCTCAGCAGCATCGACCAGCAGGATGACACCGTTGACCATCTTCAAAATGCGCTCGACCTCACCGCCGAAATCCGCGTGACCCGGGGTGTCAACAATATTGATCTTTGTTCCTCTGTAATTGACAGCCGTGTTCTTTGCCAGAATGGTGATGCCGCGCTCGCGCTCCAGGTCACCGGAGTCCATGACGCGGTCGACAACGGCCTGATTTTCTCTGTAAATGCCGCCCTGCTTGAGCATCTCGTCGACGAGGGTCGTCTTACCGTGGTCGACGTGGGCGATAATGGCAATATTGCGAATATTTTCCTGCTGTGCCATAGAATCTAACCTTCTTTCAGCGATATATCTACAATCTAAGAATATAACATATTCTGAGCAAAATCGCAAACATTTTTTCACGCAAAGCATAAAAAAGGTGTGTTCCCGTATCCTGCACAGGAACACACCACAAAATTATACTCTCGGAGGCAGCTCCGTCATCTCGAAGCGGTAATGCAGAAGGTCGTCCTCCCACTCCTCGGTCACGGTCAGATCGGTCAGAAGCACCGTGGCCTCATCCCACATCGGATGCTCAAAGGTCAAGGGGTTTCCGTCGTAAAGGAGCTGCGCCAATTGGCTGAAAGTATCGTATGCCTCTTTCCCGTAAAATACGCCATCCCCGACGAAGGTTCTTCCGAAGCGCCCCTGATTTTCCACGCTCCATAAACCGTTCTCCTCGATCTGCGATTTGAGTTTGCGGCTGTAGGAGACCGTCAGCCGTTCGGGGTCGTTCGGCCAGGTAAAGCTTCCAAGCTTGAGCATGTCAATCCTCCCTTCCAACAATGCAGCGGCGGGAGATGGCAGCAAGCTGCACCTCGCAGACGATGCTGCCGCCAAGCTCACATTCGGTAAAGACGCGCTCAAACTCGCAGCCGCCGAAGCGGAGCGTTCGATCATGCGCAGACAGCTCGAGCGTAAAGTTCGACAGCTCTTGCATATCCGGTGCGCTGCTGCCGGCCGGCATTAGAAAGCGTAGCCGGAGGTCATATTCCCTGCGCAGCGGATGCAGCTTTTGAACGCTGCCCGAGCCGATGCTGCAGATCCGCGCAAGCCCCTGGGTGCACTCCTCACGATAGCTCTGCAGTGCCCCGACGAAGCTACCGTTGATGCTCACACGCACTGCGGCCGCTGCCGGGATCGTTACATAGGTCATTGCAGCACCGTCCTTTCCAGATATGACAGCAGCGTGCTGCCCTTTAGAACGATCCTGCTGCGGAAGCAGTCGGTGTCAGGATCATAACGGCAGCTCTCCCGCTCCATGGAATCGATGCAGCCGCTTTCAAACACGGGCAGCAGGCGCAGGAAAATCTGCTTTGTATACAGCTCGCACTTTTCGCCGCCGAACAAATACGGTGAGTAAATGTCGATGTCGACGGTCTCTCGCTGCAGCAGTACCGGGTGATCGGGCGCAATCAAATGCTCCTGACACACCGCCGTAACCTCGCATTTGGACATTCTGATGCGCAGGGTATGCTCCTTCAGAGGCGGCATCCGCTCATTCGGAAAGGCATAGAGGAAAGGGATCTGCTCCACATCCAGCTGCGCGATCACGCTTGACATACAATCACTCACAAAGACAGCCCTCCTTCCACGCACAAGCCCCAGACGAAGATGCGCTCATTGCGGTAGACAATGGCGTCGGCACGACGGATGATGAACTGTCTGCCGTCAAAGAGGAGCGTATCGTAGCCACTCAGCAAAACCTCCGGCGGCCCGAGGTAGAGGAACTGCCCTCTCGGGATCTCTCCGACCGTGGGGATCATGCGCTCCATATTCTGCCAACTCTTGGAGGTAACGAGCTGCAGGAAAGCCTTGATCTGCTTGGTTGTCTTGCCGGAGGTCACCTGCATCGTCGAGCCGTAGCGGTCGATCAGGCGTCCGATCAATTCCTTCACGGCTACACCCCCAGAACGATACAATCGCCCCGGCAGCACGGTGCCAGAAGCAGACGAACGAAGCTCATCAGGCCGCTGTCCGAGTCACGAAAGGCCAACTTGAGCGTACCGGCATCAAACGAGGCCAGCTCGTTTCTCTCAATGCACTCCATGTAGCGCAGCACCAGAAGCGCCCCTGCGGTAATGAGAGCATCGCGATATTCCTCAATTGCCACATTCTTGCGCAGATTTGCCTTCAGGATCTGCCATACCGCGCGGCTGACAGCCTCCATATACGGCTTGTCCGATCCGTTGAGCTCGGCAGCATAGGCACAGATCTCAGGACTCAGATCCATATCAGATCTCCAGGATCTTGGCAGCATCGTCCATGATCATGCCGAAGCCGCAGATGTGGGTGATGGCCGCACGCTCGAGCTGACGGTCGATGAGCTTGTCATACTCGACATTCACATCGCCGGCCTGAACCATCTCAACGGCATAGTTGCGGTCCAGGGCAAAGATGTAATTTGCGGGGATCGCATCGCTGCGCAGGATCTGTGCGCCCAGCGCGGTCGAAAGCTTGCCGGTACCCTGGAAATTCAGACCCGTCAGCGGATTCTGGAATTCGGGCAGCTTCAGGAGCTTGGACATCATGCTGTTGGAAACGAGCATGGTGTTCATCTCATAGGGATAGAACTGCGCCCAGAAGTCGACCAGAGAAGCATACCCGATCTCCCCTTCTGCGCTGCTGATGGGATCGTCCCCAATGACGAACGTCGTAGCGCTGGTGTTGAGCAGTCTGACCACATCATCCAGATGCTTTCTCTGGATATAGGCGCCGATCTGTCGCAGCATCACAGAGAACAGATCGAGCTTCTGGAACCGCAGTGCCTCGTAGGATGCCACAAGCATTCTGCCATGCTTCTTGAGCGTAACAAGCTTGTCGTCGGTCTTGATGGTGGTTGTGGGGATCTGCGCACCCTCACCGACATCGGCCAGGGTCTTGTCCTTCTCAGAGGGGACAGAATGGATGCTGCGATAGTCCATCGAGTCGATATTGGTCACGGTTGCAACCACGGAGGGCAGGATGTTGTTCTCCTCCATTCCCTGACGAACCACACGGGCGACGAACTCGGGGAACAGCACGGCAGATTCATAGGTGCGGAAGAACTTTTCCACACTGTCACTGCCAGCGCCCTTGGCATGGATGTCAAAACGCTTGAGCTGACGCTGGAACGCATCGGTGCCCTCGAGTGCGGTGCCGCGGTAAGCCTCGGAGGGGTCGAGTCCCTCCAGAACCTGCGTAAAGCTCTTGCCGCTCTCACGGTACATACCCTTCTCCAGATGAATGTTATCAAAAGCCATATTGCTATCCTCCTTAAATCAGAAATGTAACGGTCTTGGCATTGGTATCGACGGCAACAATGGCATAGGTGTTGCCGCTTTCGCCCATTTTGACCTTGCCTGTGCCGTCGGCGACAAGAGCGGTAAAGCCGATGGACGGCATATTGCCGGAATAGCCGACGGTGACCAGTCCGCGCATGATGACCGATGCAATGTTTCCACGGGCAGAAGCGATGATGCCGACAAAGGCCTCATCGGCATCGCTGGTTTTGATGATGTTGCTGTAGGCCATGGTGCAGGGAGCACCAACGGTCATTTCACCGGCAGACTGGAAGGTCGTGCAGAGCTGACCTTCGTTTTCGTGACAAATAAACATAAAAAATCCTCCTAAATCATGTAGTCGTTGCTGACGGGATCGTGCACCATCGTGCTGCACGGCAGCTGCGGCGCATTGGGATACAGACTGTTTGCCTTTCGGCGCATCGTGGTCTTCAGCGCCGAAAGCTCTGCAAAGCTCAGTGCGTCGAAGGCCTTTTTCAGAATTTCAGCCTCCTCTCCGAGGCCGAGCTGTAAGCAAAGCGCTACCGTGCTTTCCACACACTCGGTTCGGCACTGTCTGCCAAACTCCGCTTCGGTCTGCAAGGCCTTGAGGCTGTCGCACATGGCGCTCGTGCCGTTCTTGCTGACCAATTCCTGAAGGGTCATACTCTCACCTCCCGTCTTTGCCTTCAGAACACCTGCCAGCGGCTGCGCCGGCACGGCGACGAAGGAAAACTCGTAGGCATCTGTAGGCTCACACAAGACGGCAAGGCAGGTCTGCCCGTCATATTCCATCCCCTTGCGATGCTCGCAGGTGCCATAGGCCTTGCCGCAGATGCTGCATCGGCTTTCGCCGACGGCACAGCCGACAGAGACCTCCTTTTTGATGCCGCCTTCGATCTGTGCGATCAGCTCGGTATTGCCCGGGGTACGAAGCACATAGCACCAAGCCTGCACAAAGCTCACACCGTCCTGCGAGCATACCTGCGTGTCAAAGATACGGGCCACTTGGCGATCTGCCGACCAATCGTGGTCCACGATGCCCGTTTTGCCGCAAAAAAGCTCTGCCAGGATCGGCAAGGCAGCGGTATCAAAGCGTTCAAAGTCACGGTCGGGCAGATCGTCGCACAGGCGAACGCTGAAACAGTAGACCTGCTCTGCCGTGAGGGGCGTTTTGGTGTAGCGGTTGATTTTTTCCAGCATCTGCTCATTTACCGCTGCCTCGGTGCACACAGATGCCTCCTTGCGAATATTCATAGAATCACTCTCCGTTTGTGATGGCATTGGCCTGCGCACGGTACAGCTCAGCGTGCGCCTGCTCGAGAAGATCCTGCAGGGTAATTTCGTCCCAGATGATCGTCAGCTTGGACGAATCGCCACGCAAGCGCAGGAACATCTGGCAGATGCGCTCGAGGATCGGCTCGACGCTTCTGCGGATCGCCCAGAGCTCGCTTGTCAGCACATCGGCCTGCTGCTGACTCATGCGCTCGGTGCTCGACCAGCTTAGCCCGAGCAGAAAAGGCGGCAGGCCTGTCCTTGCAACAAGCTGCTCCAGGATCTGCCTGACAGGCACCTCCGAGTCGAGGATCTGCCCATCCGAGCCGATGACGCGGATGGACACATCGCCCACGGCCACAAAATCGCGCACGATGCCGTTCTTACTCTCCTGCATGGCAGACGACCACTCCCCTGCGATCGCCTCGGCACGTTCGGCCGCACCGCTTTGCTCAAAACCGTCCGAGCCGGGCTTGCAAACGACGGCATAGCGCACATTGCCTGCACGCTCCCAGTTCGTGCCTATGGTCTTGTAGATCTTGAGCAAAATGTCGACCAAAAACGGCATACTGCGCAGCATCGACACACCATAGGGATTGGCAGGCTCGGGATTGAGCGTGGTCAGAAGCAGGAGCTTCTGCTGCGGCAGCGGTCGCATATGACCGTTTTCGTCCGGTGCGCAGATGGTGATGTCCAGAGGCGAAGCTCCTTGGCAGATCTGTACCTGCGTCACATCGCCCCAGCAAATACCGATCAACTCCCCATCTTGCACGACCATCTCCCCGATGGCACGGCCATAGAGCAAAAGGCTGTCGAGATATGCCGACAAAAAGTTGTGAATCCCCCTTTGTCCACGACCGCAGGGCACGGTACGCAGAAACTCCGCCAGCTCAGCCTCGCGGTGATCGCAGCGTACACGAAAGCCGCCACAAAGCCGTACCAGCTTGGTGATGGCCGCATCGAGGATCGGCACCGCCTCACGCATGGACTGATAGAGTCTGGCCTCCCCGCCGCCGAGCGGTGTGTAGCTTGCGATCGAGGCAAAGGGATGCGCCTGATCCCCACGAAGCTGCGTGACCGCAGTGGCAACCGCATCCCTTGATGCTTGAGAACGCTTTTTCTTCATCATTTCACCCCCTTTCCATCCTTTGTGTCATCCACGGCGGCTGACAGAGCAAACCGCCATTGGTGTCTTTTGCTGCCGCAAAACAGTCGCGGCAAAGTAGCGCATATCGTCCATCGCATGGTCATGCTCCTTCTTGACAGCATCCTTGCCGGCCTTGGTATCCCAGACATATTGCTCCATCTCACGCAGACAGTCCACGCAGGTGTCGCAGATGACGAGCTTTCCTGCCTTGAGCAGATCCGATGTTCTGCGGATGCCGCTGAGCACATCATTGTCAGCACGTCGGACGCACCACCCCCGTCTGCGCAGCAGCTCGATGAAGCTGGCAGCCGATGGATCAACGATGACCGCCGTGATGCTGCGCTCCCCTGCCAGACGCGCCAGCTCGTCGGCATATTCCGCATCGGTCATCTGGCGCATTTCCCGTCGGGAGTCGAAGTAAAACTCCCTGACACGATACCAAATACCCTCCTGCAGGCCCCAAAGACCGAAGGAGGCCGGATTGACCGTACCGTAGTCGCAGGAGATGTACCATTGGGAGAACTCGCCCGTCGGTGGCGGAGGCGCGGAGGCGGCATCAAAAAAGTCGTACACGCGCCCCTCAGCAGCAACCCATTGCCCGAGCACGAACCGACGGTAGAACACCCCCGAATAGAGCCTTGCATATCGGGCGCGGATCTGTGGTGACAGCGATGGATTGTCCTGCATGGTAAAGTGCAGATATAGGCAATTTCGCTTGTCCGCACCGAGGATCCATTCATTGTAAAACCAGTGCCTCGGCCCCTCGGGATTGCAATTGAACCACAGACGGCTCCCCGTAACGGAGCATCTTGCGCAAGCCTGCTCCACAAAGCTTCGGGGCATCAGCGCGACCTCATCGAGCAAAACGCCTGCAAAGGTAATGCCCTGAATGAGCGACGAGGAGCTCTCGTCTCGCCCGCCGAAAATATAAAAATCATTCGTCTTTCCGCGAAAAGAAACACGAACCAAATTCTCGGTTCGCTTTTCCGTTACAGTAAAGCCGATGGCCTTTAATTTTGGCAGCAGCTCCGTCAGCACATTTCTCCGCAAGGACGCAATGGTCTTGCCGCAAATGCCGAATCTCGCACCCGAAAAGCTTGAGCACGCCCACAAGAAAAAACTCAGCCCCATGCAAAGCGTTTTTCCCGATCGAACCGCACCGTCGCAGATGATGGCTTCCTTTTCATAGTGCACCGAGCTTTTTTGCCACCAGTTTAAGACGATGCGCTGTTTTTTTGAGAATTTCAATCTTCCTGCACATCCTCCGCGGCGGCAAAAAAGAGCTCAGCCGCATCGTTTGTCTGGTTTCCTGCCTGCAAAAGCTCCTGAAGCGCCCTCACTCGGTCGATCAGCTTAACCTCCACAGTTCCTTTGTCGTTGCGCTTGACCTCGCTTAAGAGGCTCAGATCGAGCGCATCCAAATCAGGCTCCTCATTCAGTACCAGCTTCACGCAATCATTGGCTCTGCCGAAGGCAAGCTGTGCCAAACGTCTTAAAACATCCTGACGGCAAATGTCGCATTGGGTGCGCTGCAATCTCAGCTCCTCCTGCACCGCAGGTGTCGACAGCAGACGAATGCCGTCAGGTCTGCCGATCTGCTCACCGGCCGCCTCGGCATCGAAGCAACGCAGATAAGCCGCCGCAAATCTTCGCTTTTCACTCGGAAGATTCGGATTCAAACCAATCACCTCTGTCATTAGAAATGGAGGGAGAACAAACTTCCTCACCCGTAGTGTTAAAAAAGCGAAAATTGCCCCATTTCGTGCAACATCGCCTTGTAAATAAAAAAAATTTCTGCTATAATCATGCATATAAGTCCTTTTTAGAAAACATTCGGAGGTTGCCATGTTAAAAATTGAAAATTTGGTCAAGCGTTACGGCGACAAATGCGCCGTCGATCACCTGTCCTTACACATCCGACCGGGCGAGCTGTGCGCTTTCATCGGCCACAACGGTGCCGGCAAAACCACCACACTCAAAGCCTGCTGCGGCATTCTGAGCTTCGACGAGGGCGAGATTCTCATCGACGGACACAGCATTCGAAAAGAGTCCCTGGAATGCAAGCGTCTTCTGGCCTACCTGCCCGACAATCCCGACCTGTACGAATACCTGACGGGCATTTCCTTCCTGAATTTCATCTGCGACGTGTACGGTGTGGACAAAAAAACTCGTAAGGAACGCATCGAGCACTTTTCACAGCTGCTGGAGCTGAAATCCGAGCTGAACAACCCCATCAGCTCCTACAGCCACGGCATGAAGCAGAAGCTGGCCCTCATCGCCGCACTGTCACACGCACCCAAACTTATTTTGATGGATGAGCCCTTCGTCGGCCTCGACCCCAAGGCAAGCCACCAGCTCAAGCAGGTCATGCGCGAGCACTGCGCAAACGGTGGAGCCATCTTCTTCTCGACCCATGTCTTGGAGGTTGCCGAAAAGCTGTGCGACCGCGTCGCCATCATCAAGGACGGCAAGCTCGTCGTCTCGGGCACGATGGACGAGGTTCGTGGCGATACCTCGCTGGAAAATGTCTTCTTGGAGCTGGAGGCGTAAAGATGTTATGTAAACTTATTTCCATCCGTCTGCAGGGTCTTCTCGGCAAGCTCTCAGGCAAGCGCGGCAAAGGCTTTCTGATCGTCCTCGCCCTTGCATTTTTGTACTGCTTCGGCACATTCGGCGTGCTGTTTTACCTGATGTCCAACGAGCTTGCAGCAATTCTTCACGCGACTGATTATGCGTGGTTCTACTTCGCCCTCGTAGGACTGGTGTCCTTCGGTCTGTCATTTTTCTTCACCGCGTTTACCGCAAAAACCGAACTTTTTGAGTCAAAAGATAACGAGCTTCTGCTCTCTTTGCCCATCAAACCGCGCACCATCCTGCTCAGTCGCATTGCGCTTTTGCTCGGCATGGAATATCTGTTCTCGTTTTTGGTTATGATTCCCTGCGGGATCGCCTGGGCGCAGCACGCAGGCCTCGGCTTCCTGCCGGCCTATCTTCTCGGCTGCCTGAGCCTGCCGCTTCTGACCTCGGCGCTTGCCAGCGTGGTCGGCTGGCTGCTCGCCCTGCTCAGCTCCAATGCCCGCAGAAAAAACCTCGTCACCATTGTCTGCTCTCTGGTCTTCCTCGCGATCTATTTCATCGTCTATTCCAATATGCAGGATTATGTAAACCAGATTCTCTCCTCTTATCAGCAAATTTCCGACAGCATGATCGGTTGGGGTTTCCTCTTCCATTGGCTCGGTATCGGTATTGCCGAGGGTGAATGGGGACAGCTTCTGGCCGTTATCAGCATCAGTCTCACAGTCTTCACGCTCGGAGTCTGGACGATCTCGCACCGCTTCTTGCACATCTTCTCCGGCAACCGCAGTTCGCACAAGAAGAACACGCGCGAGCTTACCTACCGTTGCAGAAGCATCCTGCGCACGCTGTACAAAAGGGAGCTCGCCCGCTTCCTCTCCTGCCCGGTGTACCTGCTCAACTGCGGTCTGGGCATGATTCTGATGGTCGCAGTCGCGGTCTATCTCGCCATTCAAGGCAATAAGCTGTTGGTCTACCTTCCCCTGCTGCCGCTGACGGAAGCGGAGCTGGCCTTCGCCGCCGCCCTGCTGCTTTGCACCTTTGGCGCAATGTGCTGCCTGACTGCAGCGTCCATCTCTCTGGAGGGCAAGACCCTCTGGTTGCTGCGCTCTGCTCCCATCGACGCAAGGAAGATCCTGCTTTCCAAGCTGCTGTTCCACCTGTCGCTGACGGCACCTGTTCTACTCGCGGTCAGCATTGTCGTGTCGATCGTGTTACGCGCTTCGGCAGGCAGCTGGGTAATCCTGCTCCTGATCCCGCAGGTGGGCAATTTCCTCTGCGCGACCCTCGGTCTTGCCTCAAATCTGCGCTTTCCGAAGTTTGACTGGACAAACGAGGCCGTCCCCGTCAAGCAGTCTGCGCCCGTCGGCATTACCATGCTGACGATGATGCTCCTGCCAATTGCGCTGATCGTCGGTCTGTTCTTTTTGGACATCCCTCTGACCATCTATATGATCCTTGCGACCACCCTTTTGGTCGCCCCCACATTCCTGTGCTCGCTTTACCTTCTGCGCAGCGGTGCCAAGCGTTTTGAGCACTTGAGCGCCTAAAAAGCATCAAAATCGCTCATTTTCTGTAAACTTTCCACAAATCCACGCTGATAAAAAAGATTTTTTCTGAAAAAAGTGATTTTTTTGCAGAAAATATTGCAAAAAGCAACGCACTGTGCTATAATTTAGTGCGCGTTAAAATCAATCCACAAATAAATAACGAAGTGACGCCTCACTTCGACAAATGAAAGGGGTAATATACCATGCACAAGTACGTTTACTTGTTCACCGAAGGCAACGGCTCCATGCGTGAGCTCCTCGGTGGCAAGGGTGCCAACCTGGCAGAAATGACCAACATCGGTCTGCCCGTCCCGCAGGGCTTCACCATCTCCACCGAAGCCTGCACCCAGTACTACGAAGATGGCCGCAAGATCAACGATGACATCCAGGCCGAAATCATGACTTACGTCACCAAGCTCGAAGAGATCACCGGCAAGAAGTTCGGTGACACCGAGAACCCTCTGCTCGTTTCCGTCCGTTCCGGCGCACGTGCATCCATGCCCGGCATGATGGACACCATTTTGAACCTCGGTCTGAACGAGGAAGTCGTCAATGTCCTGGCTGAGAAGTCCGGCAATGCCCGTTGGGCATGGGACTGCTATCGCCGTTTCATCCAGATGTACTCCGACGTCGTTATGGAAGTCGGCAAGAAGTACTTCGAGGCCCTCATCGATGAGATGAAGGCAAAGAAGGGCGTTAAGCTGGACGTCGACCTCACCGCTGAGGATCTGAAGGAGCTGGCCGGCCAGTTCAAGGCTGAGTACAAGGCAAAGCTCGGCACCGATTTCCCGTCCGACCCTGTCGAGCAGCTGATGGGCGCCATCAAGGCTGTTTTCCGTAGCTGGGACAACCCCCGTGCAAACGTTTACCGCCGTGACAACGACATTCCCTACTCCTGGGGCACTGCCGTCAACGTTCAGTCCATGGCCTTCGGCAACATGGGTGACGATTGCGGTACCGGTGTTGCTTTCACCCGTGATCCCGCTACCGGCGAGAAGAAGCTCATGGGCGAGTTCCTGACCAACGCACAGGGCGAAGACGTCGTCGCAGGTGTCCGTACCCCGATGCCCATCGCTGAGATGGCAAACAAGTTCCCGGAAGCTTACAAGCAGTTCGTGGAAGTTTGCAGCATTCTGGAGAACCACTATCATGATATGCAGGACATGGAGTTCACCGTCGAGCACGGCAAGCTCTATATGCTCCAGACCCGTAACGGCAAGCGTACCGCTCCGGCAGCTCTGCAGATCGCTGTTGACCTCGTCGCTGAGGGCCACAAGACCGAGGCTGAAGCTGTTCTGATGATCGATCCGCGTAACCTCGACACCCTGCTGCATCCGCAGTTTGATACCAAGGCACTGAAGGCCGCTACCCCCATCGGCAAGGGCCTCGGCGCGTCCCCCGGCGCAGCTTGCGGCCAGATTGTCTTCTCCGCAGAGGACGCAGAGGCTTGGAAGAATGCCGGCAAGAAGGTCGTTCTGGTTCGTCTGGAGACCTCTCCGGAAGACATCACCGGCATGAAGGCCGCTCAGGGCATCCTGACCGTCCGTGGCGGTATGACCTCTCACGCAGCAGTCGTCGCTCGTGGCATGGGTAAGTGCTGCGTCTCCGGCTGTGGCGAAATCAACATGGACGAGGAGAACAAGCAGTTCACTCTGGCAGGCAAGACCTACCACGAGGGCGATTGCATCTCCATCGACGGCTCCACCGGTAACATCTACGACGGCCTGATCCCCACCGTAGACGCTGAGATCTCCGGCAACTTCGGCACCATCATGGGCTGGGCTGACAAGTTCCGTACCCTGAAGGTCCGCACCAATGCCGACACCCCCGCCGACGCTGTCAAGGCTCGCGAGCTGGGCGCAGAAGGCATCGGCCTGTGCCGTACCGAGCATATGTTCTTCGAGGCAGACCGTATCGCTGCATTCCGTGAGATGATCTGCTCCGATACCGCTGCAGAGCGTGAAGCTGCTCTGGCAAAGATCCTGCCCTATCAGCAGGGCGACTTTGAGAAGCTCTACGAGGCCATGGAAGGCAATGCAGTTTGCATCCGTTTCCTGGATCCCCCCCTGCATGAGTTCGTTCCGACCACTGAGGAAGACATCGCTGCTCTGGCAGCCGCTCAGGGCAAGAGCGTCGAAACCATCAAGGCTATCATCTCCAGCCTGCATGAGTTCAACCCCATGATGGGTCACCGTGGCTGCCGTCTGGCTGTCACCTATCCCGAGATCGCAAAGATGCAGACCTCCGCTGTCATCCGTGCTGCCATCAACGTCAAGAAGAACCATCCGGATTGGAATCTCGTTCCTGAGATCATGATCCCGCTGGTTGGCGACGTCAAGGAGCTCAAGTATGTCAAGAAGGTCGTCGTTGAGACCGCTGACGCTGAGATCGCTGCTGCAGGCATCGAGCTGAAGTACGAAGTCGGCACCATGATCGAAATTCCGCGCGCTTGCTTGACCGCTGACGAAATCGCACAGAACGCTGACTTCTTCTGTTTCGGCACCAACGACCTGACCCAGATGACCTACGGCTTCTCCCGTGACGATGCCGGCAAGTTCCTGAACGCCTACTACGATACCAAGATCTTTGAGAACGATCCGTTCGCAAAGCTGGATCAGACCGGCGTTGGCAAGCTGATGAACATGGCCATCACTCTCGGCCGTGCAAATAACGAGCACCTGCACGTCGGCATCTGCGGCGAGCACGGCGGCGATCCCACATCTGTTGAGTTCTGCCACTCCCTGGGCCTGGATTATGTCTCCTGCAGCCCGTTCCGTGTTCCCATCGCCCGCCTCGCCGCCGCCCAGGCTGCTATCCGCGATCAGCACTAAGAACCTGAAACTTGCATAAATACAGGGTTTTTGAGGAATTTCCTCAGAAATATGCTCTGTAAAATGTGCAGATTTTAGATAATTGAAAATCCGCCCGTATATCACCGCAAAAAGTGATATACGGGCTTTTTATTTGCGTTTTTGAGAATAAAAGGCACAATTTGATCCACCTGATTCTACTCTGAATCGGGTGGATTTTTTTCGTTGGAGGAAGTCGTGAAAAAATTTTTGAAAAATTTTTTAGAAAAACCCGAAAAAAACGGCATTCTCGCTGCCTACCACTTGAGGAGTTCTTTTCCAAAGGGAAATCAACTGCTCGGTGTACCTTGACAACTGAATACACATTCATCAGATACATTCCTTGCAGAAGGGAGCCAAAGCTGTAAGCCCGCCACGATCTCCATGGGGAGGGAGCGATCAAGCTTATACAGCAAAAGCCGAATTGCCATCGGTGGCGGCGATGATCTCTGCAGGGTACAATGATACTTCTCTACGGAGCTGGCGGAGAACCCGGCAGGGGTGGAATTCCCATGAGCCCGATTCGCAATCGGACGTCTGATGTTTCCCCGGTGTGTGGGGTTCAAGGAAAAATAGCACACCAAACAGAAATCAACTATTCAAATTATTCTCAATCGAAGGAGAAAACAACAATGGACCACTGTAAGGTGATAGCAATTACCAACCAAAAAGGTGGTGTTGGAAAGACCACTACCACGGTCAATCTCGGAGTGGGACTTGCAAAAACCGGGCATCGAGTTCTTTTAATCGATGCAGATCCGCAAGGAAGCCTTACGATCTCCCTCGGAATTAAAGATCCGGACTCTTTGAATGAGTCTTTGGCAACTGTTATGACCGCTTCCATTGAAGATATCGAGTTGCCACCCGAAACAGGCATTATTCATAACAATGAGGGCATAGACCTGATGCCTTCGAACATCGAACTGTCCGGCGTGGAAACAGGTCTTTTTAACACTATGAGTCGAGAGTTTGTACTCCGTAATTATATCAGTACAGTAAAAAAGAACTATGATTACATTCTTATTGATTGTATGCCTTCTCTCGGCATGATGACAATCAACGCTCTCGTCGCAGCGGACAGCGTGATTATTCCGTCTCAGCCCAATTTTCTCTCAACCAAAGGTCTTAATCTGTTACTTCGTTCTGTTTCAAAGGTAAAACGAAGTATGACGCACGATAAGGTAGAAACCACAGGCTCCCATGCGGCTTGGAAAGAGGTCTTGGCTGTCTACTCTGTCAGCTTGACAACGGACGGAGAAAACCCACAGGAAGCCGCCTCCATGACGAACGAAAAGAAAGACCTGCTGACGGACATCTTTTGGACTATGCACACGATCAACTACGGCACTGAACTCCGAATCGAAACGGAATATTGGGAAAGTGTCGACGAAAACGGAGAACTGATTACCGAAGAGAATGAAGTCGTATACAATTATCTTCTCATTCGGGTAGATCATAAGACCGCCTCGGAAATGGCAGAGCATTATGGCTTCACAGACGATCAGAAGGAGCGGCTCAACGAACTGCTCCTTCCGGAAAATCAGACTATGTGGAATGATGTGCTCTACGGCTTAGGCGGTCAGGGCGATCTGGTTGCAGTTGCCTTGTCCCAAGTGGGCAATGTAGGCGGTGAAACCTACTGGCGTTGGTACGGTTTCGATGAACGAGTAGATTGGTGTGCAATCTTCGTCAGTTGGTGTGCCAATGAATGCGGATACCTCGAAAACTGTGTCATCCCCAGCTTCGCAGTCTGCTACGCAGGCGAGGACTGGTTCAAAGCCCGTGAACAATGGCATGATAACACCTATACTCCCAATCCCGGTGACATCATCTTTTTCGATTGGGACTATCCCGACGAAGGCGGTCAAGACGGCATCCCCAACCATGTCGGTATCGTCGAAAAGGTTGAGGACGGCATCGTCTACACCATAGAAGGCAACTCCGGCGACTCCTGCCGCCAAAAGTCCTACCCTGTCGGCTACTACGAAATTCATGGTTTTGGTGTGCTTTGTCCGTAGCTGTGTTGAAAAAATCAACGCCCATGTGCAACGCTATATGGCTTCACATGGGTTTTACATACTTCGATATGGGAATTATTCCTTGCTATCTAAGGAGAATATTCCGATAGAATAATATAAGACCATAAATAACATAAGGAGGATATAGAAATGATTTATGGCTATGTAAGAGTATCGACGAAAGAGCAAAACGAGGAACGCCAGATGATTGCTATGAATGACTTTGGTGTGGACAAAATATTTATGGATAAACAATCGGGGAAGGATTTTGAGCGGATGCAGTATCAGAAGTTGCTCAAAAAATTAAAGCCCGACGATATTCTCGCGGTTAAGAGCATCGACAGGCTCGGGAGAAATTATGAGGAAATTTTGGAGCAAT